TTATAATATGAACGCGTTTAGATTTTCGCTCAGTTTGTCTATGCTAGCACATGCGATTGCTCTTTTCTTTTTGATGTTTTGTTGCCCTAACTTATGGGCTATGGATAATGCTGGTGCTTATGAAGCTCAGAAGCTCTTAGCTCAGCAAATCACTCATAAAGAATGGGACCCAAACAGTCTCTTTTCAGTTACTGCTGTGCATAGATATAATCGGCGGACTAAGACATTTACTTTTAAGGGTGACCTTTTAAATCTTGATGCTGATGATCTTAAAGATATTAGAATGGGAAACTATATGTATGAGCCAGAGTTTAAAAAGATGGTTACGCGATTAAATAAGAAGAATGAAGCAGAATTGGTAGCGGGTCTCTTTTTAGGAGTTAGTCCGAATGATTTTAACTATAGCTATGATAAACAAGGAGACTAGGATGTTTTTTATCTTACTCTTTATGGTCTTCAGTGCTAATGCCATGCATGAATCACTCATCCCTGAGGAAGCTACTTCGTTATCTATGTTACATAAACAAGATGATGTCTTAAAAGAACGCGTTAGAAATGCTATAAGACTTGCGTCTCGCTGTCATCATCAAGATTGGACTATCTATACCATTGTCTATCGCTTTAATATTAAGACAGGGACTATGACCTGTAAGGGAATAAATCTACGATGCCTTACTCTTGATGATTTGATAGATCTTAAGATTGGTAACTTTATTTATTATCCTGACTTCAGAAATATAAAAAGAGGCACCCCTGATAAAACGTATAGAGGTGATGCTCTTTTTCTGGGTGTTACAGAAGAATCATACTGGGCCTACAAGAATCTTTACTACGTGGACGAATCAAAGAAAAAATGATCGATTACAAGCTCTTACAAGGAGCAGATTACCAGGAGGCAGTAATGAACGACTCTCCAAGTAAACTCTACAAGCCAGATCCAAGAACTCCCGATACTCCCTACAAAAAAGCCACCACACTCAATACCTTTTATGCTGACAAGGAGCGCTATTTAGCTCTTGAAGAACTATTAGGTAAAGAACTAGCTACTAAGTGGATGCTTGCCCTTATTAAAGATTGACACTATTAATACATAGTGCTATTATATTAGTAAGTTAAACAACACTACTGGGAATGATTATGGAAGAGAATTTACAAAGCAAAATCGGGAAGATGGTTAATGAGGCAGTTCTAGAAATAGAAAAACGATTCAAGCCTAATACTCAACATAAAGCCTTCAGCAGACCTCTTTATCTTAATGGTGTTTCAAGCGATTTAATTGAAGCGATAGATGATAGCCTTGTAGGAACTCCTCATTACATGGGAATTGCGTATTTTTGGAATTACGATTACAGGCATATTTTGAGAGCGTCATCGAGTTCAATGCGCAAGAATATCCATGACAAGTTTATTCAAGAAGGTCTTGCTATTGATCTCGTTTCAGATCTTCATGATGCAGTTATTAGGAAATATACTAAAACAGTAGGATCCGTAAGGTAAACTAATAGGTGTTAGGGGAAACAATGACTGATGATCAAATCAAAATAAGAATGAAAGCGATTGATACTTTAGTTACGTTGGGTGCAGATACATATGAAGATGGCATTACAGATTTAGATTTTCACAAAAAACTTCTCTATCTTTCTGCTCAATTTGCAGAAGAATTAACACCTTATCAAGACAAAGTTCACGAACTTTATGGACATATTAAAAATTCTCACAATATACCGAAGGTAATGAATGAACTTCTGGCTGTTAAACGAGAAATAAATAATCACGTGGATTAAAGAATAATTGACACCATTAATATATAGTGTTATTATTAAGTTAAGTAATCGGCTGTCATGGATTAGAGCTCAAGGCCGATTATTGTGGGCGCACATGGACTTGATTGTTTCGTGGGGCGCCCCGCGTTTTAAACAAAGAACTGAAGAAAACTGATGAGTAACAAATATAAAAATAATATTCTCAAGAGAATTTTATGTATTCACCGACAAATGATTATGAAAAGAATTATTATTAAGGAAATTATTACTAAGGAAATGCGGGAAGAATTAAGAAAGTCTTTGGAGGAAATGAAGCGTGATTCAATTGGACCTAAGATTACTCAGGAAGAACGAGATAAACAATTTGAGTTACAAATTAAATTAATTGACGACGAAATAAAACTGATTGCTGCTGTTTTGAAAGACTTTCAATTACAACCTTTCCATGAATTTGAAATTCCTTATGATTATACGCCTTATCATCCCTATTATGGATTTAACACTTCTGATGAAGATAAAGACAAAGAAAAGCATTATCTTAGATATCATGAATCTGGCCAAGAGAATGTTTCAGAGTCTATAAATTATGTTATTTATGATAAAACATATGAATGTCTTTTGGATAAACCACTCATTCTACTCGATCAATTTATTAAACTTGAAGCGCACCCTTATTTAATTGATTTTACTAAAGATTACTTAAAAAATAATTTAGATTGTTTGGTAAGGGAGTTAATTAATGAAGTTAAATATAGATAAGAAGTTAATTTAGGGAAAACTAATGAAACTACATAAATCATTTTATCTCTCACAATCTGCTCAACAATCTCTTGATACTATTTATATCAATCGCATTGCCAATCAAAACAAAGCGTCCTATTCTTCCCTGATAGAAGAAGCAATTACTCTATTGGAGAAGGAAGCTCATGTACGATCCACTCAAGGAGATAACTTACATACTCCACGGTAATCCCATTGCCTGGGCCCGAGCCCATCCAGGTAGGAAAATGTGGGATACTCAAAAGCAACTCAAACTTGTCATGGGTCTCGATCTTTTAAAGCAACACAATGGCCGTCCCTTTTATGAAGGACCCCTCCATCTCGAAGCTCATTTCTATTTCCCTATGCCCAAATCACAGCACAAGAAATTCGACCTCTTACGAGGTACTCCTCATTACTTTAAACCAGATCTATCTAACCTTATTAAACTTATAGAAGACTGTGCTAAGGGAGTTCTCTATCATGATGACTGTCTTATAGCATCAGAGAATATTCATAAGCGCTATGCAGATGTTCCACGTACTGAATTTAAAATCAGGGAGATACGATGACCAAGAAAAAGAAACCAGTAGACTTTGTTGAAGCTGAATTAGCTCAAGAAAATCCTAACCATAACTCGAGCAATTCTAAGAGTAAAAAAAATACCTCAACAAAAGACTTTGAATTCGATTCTGAATATCGAATGTACTCTTTTAAGGGTAAACCTATTAATTTACGTGAACTTGCTGATCGTATGAAAGCTTATGGTCTTAGGGAAGCTGATCCTAAAAATGGCATACGGCCAGGGTGGACTAAAGAAGGATTCTGTGTGGAAGAAGGCATTAGAAAGGATTCGTTTCCTGATCTTGTAGCTAAGCATCCTATTCTACAAGATGCTTATATCTTTATGATGCAGTGCCTTGCTGAGCGTAGAGACTATGGAGCTTCTACTAAAGAATATGATGGTGCTCATATACGGTGGACTTTAGGTAGATATATGCCAGAGTTTGTTGAAGAACAGAATCGTATCGCAAAGCTCTCAAAAGACAATGCTGATAACGGTAATAAAGTGGTAGTTATTGAATCGCTTACCTGTGGCCATATAGAAGGATCTAAATGATTATATATTTTATAGTTGCTTTAACTGTTCTTATTACAGGCTATGTGCTTAATGATTATTACATACAATACCGTACTACAAGCAGAAAATGTGAAAATTGTTCTAACTTCTTGAAAAGGGATAATCAATGACTTTAGCACAACACCAACAAGCCTTTGCATTAGATGTGAGCAAGCTCATCGATGCAATCTATAAACAAAGCCATTCTTGTACTTTTGGTGAAGCCTTTAGAACAGACCAACAGGCTGCCTGGGACGTCTGCGCTGGTATTGGCATAAAGAATAGCCTGCATTGTAAAAGATTGGCCGTTGACCTGAATTTGTTCAATGAGCTGGGTGATTACTGCCCTTCTCAGGCTCAGTACAACCAATTTGGTGATATCTGGGAGTCTTATAATCCTCTTAATAGATGGGGCGGTAACTTTGCGCGAGGTGATGCTAATCACTTTGAACGGAATGCTCCTTTATAAAACTCTGTAATCTATGATTAGATGCTCACTTGCAAAAAAAGGTTGAGTCTGTTTCCGAAGATTTGTTGAGTATATTTGTATAGATTATCTAAGAATTAAACTGAGGTATTGTAAAATAATGAAGGTAGAGACACAGATCAAGCTGAATAAGTTTACTCCTCGCGATTACCAAGTTCCCATTGTGAAAGCTATTGCGACTGAGGGTGGCCAATTTAAGAAGCTTTTGTGTATTCTGCCTCGCCGTGCTGGTAAAGATATCTTGATGTTTAACTTAATGATCCGTGCCGCGATTCGCCAACAAGGAAACTATTTCTATTGTTTACCTACATTCTCCCAAGCTCGATCGGTAATTTGGGAATCTATGACTAATACAGGCCAACGTTTCTTGGATTTCATCCCTAAAGAGATCATTAAGGGCATCAATAATGTAGAGATGAAGATTACACTCATTAACGATTCCATTATCAAACTTATTGGTTCTGATTCATATGATACTAGCATTGTGGGTAGCAACCCCAGGATGATCGTTTTCTCTGAGTATGCACTAGCTGATGAGAATGCTTATAAGCTTGCTGCTATGCCCATCCTAAGAGCTAATGATGGGGTTGTAATGATAATCTCTACACCACGTGGCAAGAACCATCTTTATGAGCTCTATCAAATAGCCAAGAACAGCCCTGATTGGTTTACCTGCTTTCTAACTGTAGATGATACGCATCATATTTCTGTTGAAGAGATTAAAAAGGACATTGTTTCTGGTGAAATATCTGAGGATATGGCTAGTCAAGAATATTGGTGTTTTCCCGCCGGACAACAGGTTTTAACCGCGCTTGGGTCTAAAGGAATAGAAGAAATCAAACCAAAAGATTTAGTTATTTCTCATTCCGGAAGAATGAGAAAGGTTACGGATACAATTTCGCGTGATTATAAAGGAAAGCTTTATGAAATAAGTTCTTATGGATCGTGTGAGCCTATTTTATGTACTGAAGATCATCCTTTGCGCGTTTATGATAGGAGCAGCCAGAAATATACTTGGAAAAAAGCTAAAGACATTGATAATGAAGATAGACTAGTATTTCCTAAAATGACCCTTGGTGAGGATGAGGTTATAAATGAACATCTTTGTATGCTTATTGCTTGGTATATAACTGAAGGCAGCAGCTTTAAGAACGGCGTGCAATGGGACGTGCATGAAGACGAAAGATCACTGATTACCAGTAGGCTTTTGGCTCTCGGAATATTTTATTCTGAATATCAGAAGGGAAAGTGCGTCAGCATTGTGGTTAATTCGGTTCAATATGTTGATTTCTTTAAGACTAATTGCGGAACAGAAGCTAATGATAAGAGAATACCATTTGATCTCATATCCGGTCATCATGATCAGTTCTTCCATGAACTAATTAAAGGCGATGGCTGTTTTAACGATGCCAAAAATCATGAACGTTTTGTCTATACCACCGTCAGCAAGTCCCTTGCTTATCAAATACAACTATTAGCTAATAGTTTAAATCTAGGTTACGCCGCCGGAATAAGTAAAAGACCTGCACATAAGGGCGTTATTGAAGGGCGAGAAGTTAATTGTCAGGAGTCTTATCAAATTAATATTTCATTTCCGGGCCTTAAGAAGAAGGGCGGAAAACTTATGCGGGCAAAGAATTGTATTGCTGCAAAAATAACTGGAATAAACATCGTTCCTCGTTTTGAAGGCATTGTTTATAATCTTAAAGTTCAATATGACGAAAGCTACTTGGTTGGTGGTCGAGCCGTTCATAATTGCTCATTTGATAGAGGCCAAGAGGGATCCTACTATGCTAAGTATTTGGATAAGATGCGCTTGCGTGGGCAGATCGGGATAGTTCCATGGGAGCCTTATCATAAAGTACATACTTCTTGGGATCTTGGCGTCAAAGATCCTACCTGCATCATATTCTTCCAGGTAATAGGAGAGATTGTACGCATTATAGATTATTACCAAGCAAGCGATCATGGTATGGATCATTTTGCAAAGCTTATTCATTCCAAGCCTTATACTTATGGGCGACATTTCCCTCCCCATGACATTATGGCTCGTGAATCAGCGCGTGGTCTTACTAAGAAAGAGATGTATAAAGAGTTAGGGATTGCCTTTACTGAGCCGGTACTTATTGATATAGAAGATGGCATAGAGTTAGTGCGTAGATCTTTCAGCAAGATTTGGATGGATGAACAAAACTGTAAACTGCTTATTAAGGCTCTTGAGAATTATCGCGAAGAATTTGATGTAAAGCGTAAGGTTTACAAGGGAAGACCACTTCACGATTGGGCTAGTCACGCAGCGGACGCTATGAGATACATGTGTGCCGCATTACCTAAGACCCGTGATGGCTCTTCACCTGAAGCTCTTGAAAAGCGCTATCAAGAGGCAATGTATGGAACACAGAATGTAAACATGCCTAGTGTATTTAGGGATGATCTACCAAAATATTAGGAATACATAATGATTGAAACATTAAGAAGAATTAAAAGCCTTTCTAAAGATCAATTTGAATTGTTCTTATTGAAAGTAAAAATAGTGGATGATGGATATGAGAAAGAATGGTCTGGTAAGATTACTAAAATATGTCTTGAGGAAAATTCTGAACCTTTGTTGATACCTGTTAGAGAAGAATTAAAGATTAGCAAATTAAGAGAAGCGCTTATTCATTGCTTTAATCATTTTGGTGTAACTACTGCCGAGAAATGTAATTGTGTTTGTAGATGTGAGAAATGTATGGCCTCTAAAGGATTTCTTGCTATTGAAGAAATAGAACGCCTTGAAGAGAAGTACCCTTTGAAAGCTGAATTATAATGAAGAAATATCCTAAATGCCATCGCTGTCCAACTATCATAGAAGATCTTGCTGATTGCACAGTATGGGGTAGAGGCAATGATCTTTATCGTCTTTGTGCTGCTTGTATGAAGAAATTTGAATATATGGCTTCCAAGCCGGAGCCATACGATGATTGGGAAATAAATAACTATATTAATCTTGAAAAGTTTATGAGGAATGAGGAAATATGATTGGTGAGAAGTTTGGCAAATGGCTCATCATCGCCCAAGTACATAAACAGAAACATGTAACACATTTTCAGGTGCATTGCCAGTGTGGAAAAGAATATGTCCGCCGCCGAGATCAGATTATGAAAAGAGGTGGCTGTCTGTCTTGCTTTAAGAAATCGCAATCACGAGTTCTTTTTAATCGCAGCTTTAGAGAAAATACTTTCATGTGATTAATTCTGACTCAAAATATAAAATAATTAAGAGATTAGTGCAGCGTGCAGGCTCAAAAATTGCTGTAGAATTATGTTTTTTAAGGCATGCATTGATTAAATCAATGCACACTAATGATTCAGTTAGTTATTAATAGGTGTTTAATATATTTAGATTCTTCTTGCTTATGATTCTGTTTCAACTTAGGGTGAGGTAATCCAACCATTACCATCGGGGTGTTCTTTGAAAAAGACGCTATTGTTTCTTTCTGCCTTTACCACCTTTACCATTACAGCTATGGAAGCAAAACTTGAATCAGGTCAGCCTGACTCCATTATGAGGAGATTATCTTCATGCTTAAGTGCCGAAGAAGAAACGGAGATTTGTAATTTCATTATCACTAACTACTTCCAGAAAGAAAAACACACCCGTGATCTCATTGCTCCTTATGTAATAAAAACGATTCGTGAACGATATGATTCTCGTGGCGAAAAGAGCGAGGATATTGCATTTTTAAGGATGCTACTCAAGAATGGTAAATTGGATAATGTAGATCATATGGAGCGTTTGCATTCTGTAATAGTAGAAGCTACAGGCGAAGCGCTCAAAAAGCAGAAAGATGAAATTGATAATCGGTGGACTAAAAGAAAATCTGCTTGTTATATTGCTGCAATGGGTTTAGTTAGTGCTGCGATGACATCAGGGGTTGCTTTAGCAGTTCATTTCACTGATCATTGTCCTCCTTCATGATGATTGAGTTCGTGACAAAACGTCACGACGTGATATTTAACTTGATATGAAAATTGCATTCTCATAGGATATGGTCAAAGCATCTTTACTATGAGGGAAATCACTATGCTCTTCCCCCAATTGGGACCGCAATATTACGATGAAAAACACAGAGATATAATCGGCAGGATGGAAGCATTCTATGCTGAGAGTATAACGATCAACCAATCTTTTTGGGGAGAAGCTGATACTGATACCAGATTTTACCAAGGCGATCAAACCTTGTGGAATGATCTATATGGTAATCTCCCTGCTAATAGAAGACGCCAATTCAGCTTTAATCGTATTCGCCGTGTAATCAATATGATTAGTGGTCATCAACGCCGTAATCGTAAATCAACGATCGTAACACCGGTAGAGAATGGTGATGCTGAAACGGCAGACCAATTCACCAAGATTATGATGTGGATCAATACGCAAGAATGTGTTTTAGAGACCATTTCTGAATCTTTTGAGGGTGCTCTGATTACTGGTATGAACCTACTGCATGTGTGGGTCGATTACCGCTCTGATACCATATCAGGCAACATAAAAGTAGATAACTGCAGCTATAATAGCTTTCTTATTGATCCGTATTTTCGTAAACCTGATCTCTCTGACTGTAATGCTATTTGGAAACGCTCATTTCTAACTAAACGGGAATGCGTCTCCCTTATGCCTGACAAATCAGAAGAGATTCTTGGTCTTATTGGTACTGATAGTGGCACTGGCCGTGATGGTAAGTTCCAATTCTCTCCTGAATCATACAATTTTGGTCTCAAAAATCTCTTAACCTATGATGAGTTCTGGTACCGCGACTATCGCACGCAAAGAATGCTGGTAGACACCAAGACTGGCGAGCAAATGGAATGGAAGGGTAACAATGAAGAAGGATTTAAGCTCTTCTTGCAGACCTATCCTGAAGTTACTGTTGTAGAACAAGAAATTCCTACGGTTAGATTAGCTATTGTTATACAGGGTAAAGTGCTCTTTGATGGTCCTAATCCTATGGGCATCGACAAATACCCTTTTGTGCCAGTTATGGCCTATTATCGCCCTGAAATGCCTTATTTCCCGTGGCGTATATCATCGGTGGTCAGAGATCTTCGTGACAGTCAGTATCTCTACAACCGCCGTAAGGCAATTGAATTAGATATCCTTGAATCGCAAATCAATAGCGGATTCATATACAAAGAAAATGCTTTAGTAAACCCTAAAGATGTGTTCTTAAGCGGACAAGGACGGGGTCTAGCGCTCAAAGAAGAAGCGCAGATGACAGATGTGCAACAAATTATTGCCCCCGCTATACCGCCATCTACGATTCAATTATCAGAGATACTCGGTAAAGAAATTAATGAAATCAGTGGTGTATCTGAAGAGCTTATGGGTTTTGATAATAAGGATTCTCTTTCAGGATTCCATGCTGCTTTAAAGATGAGTGCTTCTACTACTACCTTGCAAGGGTTGTTTGATCACCTTGATCAATCACAAAAGCTTCTTGGCAGGATTATTATCGATGTAATTCAATCTAATTTTACACCAGGCAAGGTACAAAAGATCCTTGAGGGTGAGCAACCAGCACCTCTATTCTATGGTAAGTCTTTTGGTATTTATAATGCTGCGGTAGAGGAAGGCCTTAACACTACTACACAGAAACAATTGCAATTTGCTCAGCTCTTACAACTGCATGAAGCGGGAATACAGATACCACAGGATCAATTGCTTGAAGCAGCCACAATCCAAAACAAGAAGAAGCTCGTCGATGCGATCAGCAAACAACAACAACAGCAACAGCAACAACAACAGATGCAAATGCAGGTGCAAATGGAAGAGCTTAAAGCCCGTACCGAACTCTCTCATGCGCGTGCTATCGCCGATCAGGGCCTTGGTCTTGAAAGGGTCAGTCGTGTTGAAGAGAATAAGGCATTGGCTATCGAACGTGTAGCTCAAGCACATAAAGATGAAGATATTGGCTTGTTGAACCTTGTTAAGGCGCTGAAGGAGATTGATACTTTGGATATTCAGCAGCTCGAAAAGTTATTGGCATTATCTCATGGTATTAAAGAACAAGAAATGTTACAGGATCAGCATTCTGCTGCAATGGCTGCAGGACAAGCTAATCAATCGATACCAAAACAAAGTACTCAGTCAGGAGTATAAAGGAGATAGTATGCAATTTCTCAGTTTGCTTGAGGCGATAGCTTCTAATATTAACGGTACTAATATTGATCAGTTTATTAAACTGGTAGAAGGATTGATCGCTCTATGCGAATCAGCTAATTCTGCAAATGCACCGAAATAAAGATCTCTACTAATAGTTAGTTAGAGGACCACTAACCTTGCGGGTAATGCCGCAGTTTCTAACAAGGAGCCACCATGGCAAAACGTCATCACCACGAAGGCCGTTCAGCAGAACGCGCTGCATATCGTAAGAATGTATCTGAAGGTCATTACGCAGGCGCTGAACCGCGCCGTCGTCAAGAACTTGAAGATGCAGGAATGATCCATGAAGATCACTCAGCGATTGCTAACTTGCCACAAGAAGTAATGTTCAAAGCTTATCCAAAGGCTGGCTATGCTATGCCTGAAGACATTGACGACAGACTTTCTGGCGTTGATCGTCAAATGGATAAGGACGACAGCAAGCGCAATCTTCATGAGCGGCCGCATAAATACTAAACTTTCCTTTATCTGATTTGGGTGGGGGCCCATATGGTTGGGCCCTTCTTAAATAAGGAGAAGCTATGCCCTCAATGCCAAGATTTGATACTAAATCAACTAAGATTGTTTATAAGATTCTCGGGGTTCCAGCCAATATAAAGGCCAAAAGAACACCTAAACAAGAGAAGATTAATAAGCAGTTAGTGTTCCAAGAAACTACTCGCATGAGATAGGAGTAACGATGCTATTTAGAAATAAGAATCCTATTAGCCTTCTTGAAGTCTCCTTTTATTCCACAATGGACAAAAGAAGACGACAAGAGTTTGCAGACTCCAAGATGATCAATGAAGATCATACAGCGATGTCTAATCTTCCCAAGCAGGGATTCCAAAGACAGTTTGATACCGAGAAATATGTGCGCTCTCCATGGCGCGATGACGAAGTAAGGGGATAACATGCCTAAGAAAAAAGCAGCAGCTAAAAAAGAACATCACGAGAAGAAAGAACATAAAGCCAAGAAGCATCCCAAGGCTAAAAAAGAACACAACAAAGAAGAAAAGGTTATGAAGGAGTTTTATTCAAAGAAACTTCATAGCGGTTCTAAAAAAGGCCCTCTTGTGACTAATAAGAAGCAAGGGATTGCCATTGCTTTATCTGAAGCTAGAAAAGCTGGTGAGAAGGTAAAGCCTAAGAAGAAGAAATAAAACACCGCAAGCGGTGAAGCCTGCGGTGAAAATAGACAGATCATCAACAGAGAATGCGATGGATCAGTGGTTCTGATATTAACAGATGAGGAGTGAAAATCAAAATGACGAGAGATACCGTCGGCAAGATCTCTTTAGATCTTATGCAAAAAACACCCGAGAGTACTGATCCCATTGAGCTCGAAAGAGCGATGCAAGAAAAATATATTGATGAACTTATTGCCTGTGTAGAAACCCACAAGAAGATATTTCCTGCCAACTTCTTCATAATCGTTATAACGAAGAATGAAAGATTGATGCCTAATGTATTCAGGAACTATTTCTTTGCACGATTGACCTGCCCTACTCCCGATTATGATCAGAGTGTATTTTCTTATAATAAAGAATATGACGTGATAGAGTACGTCTGGACGATACCTTCACAGGATGCCTGTATTCATTTAAAGAAGCATGCCCTTGAAGTGCATCCGTCAGAGAAAGAATTATTGTTCTGCGTCCTCAAGTTTGCTGATGGCACTTTATATAAGTTAGCCAAGAGTTTGAATGGAGAAGCAGAAACTACACCACTAATAGTAAGTTGAGGAGCGGTATGGCTACATTAGATTCATTGCCTGATGTGTCTCAAGGCGTAGTAGAAGCTATGCAAAAGGCTGCTGAAAAGAAATTTGGTAAGATTGAAGAACATAAACCATTAGAAATGCATCCAGAAATAGCTAGAGAGCTTGGCCATCAAGCACCTGCACAAACAGTACAGCCTAAAGTAATGGCGCAACAACTTGAAGTGCCTGTTGAAGTTGAAGAAGTAGCTGCTGAAGAACTAACAGAATCACCTGAAGTGCAAGAGATTAAACAGGCTATTGTTCAAGAACGAGATCTTGCTGCAGAGCAAATTCGTAATTTTAGAGCCATAAAAGAAAAGGCTGATCGAGCTGAACGCGAACGAGATGAAGCTATGAAGCTGGTTCGTGATCTTGCTGCACAAAGATATCAACCACAACAACCAGAAGCGCCGGTGGTTCAAGAAGACTTTAGCATGGGTGTTAATGCTGATGATATTGTAGAGGGTAAGCACCTAACCAAGGTTGGGAAAGAGATACATGCTCTTAAAGAAGAATTAAAACAATATAAGAAGCAATCACAACAACAACAACAACAGAGCCATCTAACTGCTACAGAAGCTAAACTTAAGTCTCAGTATCCTGATTTTGATGCAGTAGTGAGTAAGGAAAATCTTGATTCGTTTAATTTTACATATCCTGAGCTCGCACAATCTATTAGTGCCACTAGTGATCTTTATACTAAAGCAGTCTCTGCATATACTCTTATCAAGAAGTTTGGCGTATACCAAGATGATACTTTTAAAGCTGAAAAAGAGCGTGCTCAAAAGAATGCCGCTAAACCGCGACCATTAACAAGTGTATCGCCACAACAGGGCGACAGTGCTCTGTCAAAGGCTAATGCTTTTGCTAATGGTTTAACCAAAGAATTACAGCAACAGATGCTAAAAGAGATGATGGAATCGAGGAAAGGTTATTAATTAGACGACCACAATCCAATCCCCATTTATCCCCCTCTAGGTACCCCTAACCTCTACCTAGAGGGGTTTCGTTACCATCTTTTTCAACCATGAATGATACAAAACAACCATTTTTTTCGACCACGAGATATCATGAAGAAGATTAATGCACAACAAGGGGCAAGATTATGCAATATACAGAATGGAAGTCTTTCAAAGAATGTTTACCAAGATCAAATTATGGCCTTTTAATAAAATTTATCATAAAAGATGATAAAAAAGATGAATGGAATGTTATCGGGAATTTATTTTATGGATACATTTTTCCCGGAACAGATCATTGCCTTTATTTAACGACAGTCATCTATAAAAATGGTGATGTAAATGGAATGGCTTGGAAAGCATATAAAGTATTTGATCTTGATGAGATTTTTTGGAGATTTGATTATGTACATTCTGCTGAATATAATCAGCCTGAACGACTAACCCCAGAGACCTGATTTTAAGGAATTAGAATGTTGAAAATTGAATGGCACAATTTAAAAGAAGATCCTACTAATTTACCTGAAGAGCACCATGCTGTTTGGTTAGATACCATATATGGAATATTCAGAGGGCGTAGATTTCGTGATGATCATGGTCAGATTAGTTTTCATGTTGAAGGACCCGTTAGGATGGAATCCATAAAATTTGAAAATATTATAGCATGGCACGACAGTTACGAATTATCGTTCATTCAGCCTAAACGCAACGAATATGAGAAAGATTAATGCGCTGGCAATCGTTATCGTTTTATTTCTTATTTTGCTGATTATTGAATCTCAACTATATAGATAACTTGATTCTAAATTCTTGGGGGCGCTATACTCAGGGCAGCGACACAGCGGAGTCGTTCTCCGCATCGGGCGTCCGTAAGTAAGTCTCGTCCCGCTTACATCTATTGGCTTTAACCTCATTCTGAGGAAAAAGTATGTCTATAACAACTACTTCTAGTTTGCCAGCTCCGGTTCAGCAAAGCTTTAGCTATAAGCTACTTTCTGTACCTGTGCCGAACATGATCCACAAGATCCCTGCAATGCGTAAACAAATGCCCCGTAATGGTGGTACGACTTTACGTATGCGTCGGTACAATCCATTAAACACTGCAATGGTACCATTAGGTAATTCTGGCGTGACTCCTCCGCCTCAAAACCTAACCGCTGTAGATATCGACGCGAAGATTTCATTTTACGGAACTTACGTAACATTGAATGAACAAGTCACGCTCCAAAACCAAGATCCCGTTTTAAATGAATGTGCGGCACGTTTAGGTGTTTCACTCCGTTACGCAAACTGAAGATCAATTAACAAGAGACATGCTGGCCTCTACAGCAAGTTTCATTAATTGTACTGGCGGAGTTAACGGTAAAGTGGTTGTTGCCGTTAAAAAATCTTGGGTAATTGACTTGGAAGCCGAAGCTTAAGAGCCGGTAACAAGGGGCAAGCAGAGAGATCGTGCAGCCTGACAGACTAAGCCCTGAGACACCGAAAGGTGATGCGATAGTCGAGCCTCATGCGATAAGTATGAGAGGTAGCAGAAATGACTACCCGCTTATAATTGAATTACCTTTGAGATTGAGCAAATGAACTTTAGTAACAATATCTTCTCTAGTTTTAAGGACAGACTCGTAGTGAGTTCTAAACTCATCTGTGTGCCTTGCTCCACCATTAGCGAGTGTTGTTTCGTAGAATTTCATAAGCTCTTCACAAACTGGTTTTTTATACCTCAGAAATTTAAATATCTTTGGCAAAAGAATACTCAGTTCTCTTCCGGACAGACGCCAAGCAAGTTGGTTCTTCCTAGCTTTTTGATGAGTCAGTCTATTCACAAAGTGAACGACTCCTCCAAATCGTTCAAGAATCCATTTGAATATAGGCGCCTTAGTATTATTACATTGAAGAAGTATTTTATAGACATAATTAGGTTTATTTTTGGGTTTGTATTTTTGTATGCCAAAATTACATTCTGCATCTATAAATCCTGCAACATAGGCATAATCATCTTCAGTTGGTGTAATAGTATTTCTAACTTTCTCGAACTCTTTTTTATGATATTTAGAAACCAAATTGCTCACATCTTTAAGAATTTTCATTCGATCAAGCAATTCTTCTTCAAGTATCTTATAATCAGTTTCAGAGAATTTAAGAGCAACTTCGCATTCTTCTTTTTTTTCAACCAAAAATGGCAGAACTTTCTTTATGAATGCCAAGATATTTCTTTTTCTCAATGTATAACGAAACAGAGATTTTTTATTATCATGTGCTTTCTTGGAAAGCTGTATAGATCCACCGAAAACTCTTTTGAACGATTTAAGGGTACATTCATTAACAGAATTGATTACAATACACATAACCTTTTTTCGTTTAATTCTTTTAGTAGATCTTTCATATCCAATATAAAAGCAGCCATCTCCATCGAGATAGCCAGCAAGATAAGAAAATTCGGTATTTTTTTGTATCATGTAACAAATGATAGCAAAAAAGCCTTTATAAGTCGATAAAGTAATAGAAATGGACAACCCTACTGAAATTACTCGTTCTGATGTTGATACAGTGGTACGCGCATTGCTTAATAACAATGCCTATACCATTATGGACAACATTGAAGGGGAAGATAAATTTGGAACGGCGCCAGTTCGTAATGCCTACTTTGCTCTCTGTTCAACTCAGTTGACCGGAAACTTAGATGCAGTATCTGGCTTTATCCAAGTTAACCAATATCCAGCACCAATGAATGCATTGCAATCAGAATGGGGCGCTATTGGTAACCTTCGTTTCTTGATTTCATCTATTGGTTCTCAAAGTACTGCTGCTTCATCTCTTGGAGCTAACGTATTCAACATTTTCTGTGTTGGTATGGAAGCATATGCTTGTATCGAACAAGATGGCTATAGCGCAGCATTTATCTATCGTCCACCAATATATGATGGCCCTTTGGCGCTTAACGCGTCAGTTGGCTATAAATTTGCGGAAGTGCCTCGGATCACTAATGATCTTTGGGTTCTCAACTTACGCGCAACACAAGCTTAAGGAGATACAATGGACGGAACTATAATCGGACAAGGTTCGTTTAAACAAGGCGAAATAGCTGGTCCACAAATTATTGCTATACCTTCTGGTACGGATTGGCTTGAGGTTTATAACTGGACCCAAACAGGCCTTTCTGCGGGCAATGGTTTTAAATTCTATTGGCAACGCCCTAATGGTGCTTTGGCAATGGGTGATGGAACTCAAGGTATTTATGAAGCATCTGGTGTAGCTGGTGGTGGTTATGGACCTATAGCTTCTTTCTTCGGTACAACTACCGGAACAGGAAGTTTAGGCAATGACTACGCCTCAACAGTTGCTGCACGTACTACCGCTGGAACAGGAAGATTACCTTTTCCACGAGCTGGTGTTTCAGTACCGTTAGTGAATGGTATTACCGCTATTGATACTTCAAGTTTTAATTTGGCTGCTGTTGGTTCTTATGAAGTGAGCTGGAGCGTTCAAACAACTGAAGTTGGACAATGGCAAATTGAACTTAACGGTACGGCTGTAGATAAGGCTGTTCTTGTTGATCAAAATCCTACCGCGGGCGGACATCCTGTCTCTGGTACGTTCTTGATTACAACAGTAACGCCTAATTCAGTATTGGCTATTATTAACCCTACTGGTAACTCAACAGCTCTTACTATTACGCCTGCTGATGGCGCTGAAACTCATGCAAATACTCCAACATTAACAATCGCAATGGTTGGTTCTGGTGGTGTAGGTAGTGCTGTTTCAGTTGGTCAAACGATCTCTCAAGCGTTTTTACTGTATGACCCATCTGGTCAAACAGTTGGCGCACAACCACTCATTGGTAGTCCTGTTGCTACAACCGCTTCTACTAACGCTACGCGTCCTGTGGTAAGTGCTGCAAGCACAGCTGGCATATCTGTTGGTACTATCGTTCGCATGAGCAATACAGCTCAATCGGATGTTAATGGTGTTGATATGGTTGTTGGTGCCGTTACTCTTAATACAAGCTTTACGCTTTTAGCTGCAAGCAATGCCTTAGCTAACGTTCCGGGTGCTATTGGTGGGGCTGGTTTCTATCGTATTGTTTACAATGGTAACACCCAACTATTCTATCCACGTCGTCGCTTTGTAACTAACATTACTCAAGCAGCTAATGCTCAAGTAAGTACTTCAGTGGCACATGGATTGACTCCTGGACAAGAAGTAAGATTTAATATTCCTGATGTCTCTGGAATGACTCAATTGAATCCACAGATATTGAATAATTACTTCCCTGCTAATAGTCCTGCGGCGGCAATTGTAATGTCTGTAGTTGATGATTATAATTTCACGATTAGCATCAATACTACTGCTTACACTGCATTCAGCTG